GCCGCGTCTAAACCAGCGGCATCCCATGCGCCGTTGTTTTCTACTGCGATTCTTACATCGTTACCATCGATAGCACCAACTAGTACTACTGTAGCACGTGTTCCTGCACCTTCGATAATTGCTTTCATGTCAGAAGCCGCCATACCAGTTTTTGTCACTGTGAAGTGATTTAAGTTACCAGTAAGGAATTGACCTGCTGAATATGTTTCATGTACTTTTGCCATTTTAGTTCTCCTAAATAGATATTTCCTCGAGCATTATAAAATTGTATTGCTCTATGCTTTTATTTATCTTTTTTTGCAAAAAAATGGGTGTTTACTTACCACGAGATTGGAATTTTCCGCCTATATTACGTCCAGTTTGATAAGAAGTCTTACCTAACTCTCTTCCTAGCTTGCCTGCACCGTAAATTGCACCGATTGCCACACCTGCTTTAGTAATTGGGCTATCCCAAATCTTCTTTTTAGTGTCTTTTTTGTCATTAACTATGTAGTTTCCACGCTTTTGGAACTTCTGTAACGCTGGCATCAACTCACTACGCATTGCTTTTCTACGTAAATATTGCATCATTCTAGTAGTAACTAGGGCTTTTTGATTTTGATTTAAATTATCCCAATCACCTACTAGTCTTCTCATAGATTTAAGCATTCCATCTTGTATGTTTAAATCTCTTTGAAATCTTAGTAACATTCTTTGTTCAAATCCTGACTCAGACTTGTTTGATCCTATATGATTTAGATATCTTATAGCTTCCTGTCTTTTTAGATTAATACGACTTAATGCAATCTTATCTCTTTCATCTTTATCGTCTACTTCTTTACCTATAAGTCTATTAATCATTATATATAAATCTGTACCACTTGTTCTGAAATAATCAAAGTTACGATATGCGATTGTTCTACTTGCATAATCAGATGCCAATGGAGCAAATTCGTAATCTTTGTTGAACATGTTTAAAATCATCATGTAAGCAAATGTTAATTCTGCCGCATCATCAACATTTGTTTTATTTTGATTTTGCTTTGTTCTAAACAATCTACTTTCTGTAAAAGTATTGACTAATTGTAATTTGCTTTTATACTGTTCCATTATTTTGTGTTCCTTGAATCTAACACTTCTTTACACTTATCACTTGCATAAGATTGAAACCATCTTGGTGCAAATGCGTGAAGAAAACATGCGTATGCCGCCTTCTCTAATTGCCAAGAGACCCACATTGCATGTTTGAAATGTTCCCAACGTGTTTCTCCAACTTCTTCTAAGTGTAGTTTGCATTTCTTACTTAACATTTAACTAATCCCTTGGTGCAAAGTTTGCCGCACTAAATTCTAATCTGTCAACAATTTTCATTGCTTTTCCTACATGGTCAACAATAACAAATCCTTCTGGATCTGTCACTTTGAATGAACCATCTGGTTGTTCAATGAAACTGTCTATTGCTTTTATGTTCTTCATCTTTTGTTGAAACATCATTTTGACTGCTTCAACTTTTAGATAAGCACGATACATATCTGCAATTTGTTTCTCATATGTATTTATGATATTTCCTATATCATCTTTTGCTTTTAATCTAGCCTGACCTGCTTTTCCTTCAGGTCCTGTAGCTAAATTGCTAATTTCTTTATCTAATTTTGCATGTAAACCCTGTAAAAACTCTTTAACAAACACATCTGCATCTTGTTCTAATGCTTGACCTGAACGTATTGGTTTGTTTGCATGTGCCTTGATAGCGTCAACTAAATTTATCTGACCAATCTTCTGATTGATTGCTTTAAAAGTATCTGCATCAACTTTCATTGTTGCTAATTCTTTAATTGCTAATCTTATTCTTGCAACATTTTCTTTCTTTAAGTTTACTTGTCCTGATACATCTTTAATACGTGCATCTGTGAACCAAACTTTTGGAGTAGTCTTAAGATTACTTGCATCATAACCAAACGTTGCTTTCATATCTGCTAAACTATCGCCTGAATAACTTGTATGAAATACAATACCAATCTCAGCCGCCATCATTTCTTTTGCTATTTGACTATCCGCAGGTACAACATAAGTGATTGTGTTTGGCTTAAATGCTATATGGGCTTTACCATCTATGTTCGTTTGTTTTAAATCACCTTTAGTGAATAGCAAGTCACCTTGTAATACACCTTCAATACCTAAATCTTTTAAATGCTCTAATGACGAATTCAATTTACCACGTAGACCTGATTTATCTTGTGGTTCACCATTCTTAGTAGTATCTGGATGATTGTTTTCTATATCTTCTGGAGACTTATTTAATTTTGGTGTTTTAGCAAATACACCTTTTGTGCCTACAAAGAAATTTCCGTCTGCTGGATCTGTTCCAGCAAACACAGCCGGTGATCCGTCCCATTTTGTAGTGATTGCATCACCGCCACCTTTTCCATCAAGTGTATTTAATAATTTAGTGAACGTATCTACAACACGTTTTAGACCTTCTGATCCATTTATGAATACTAATTCTTCTGCATGGTCTAAGTGAGTGTTCTTATCTTCTTCACTCAACTTTGCATCTAATAGACCTTTTAATTTTTTATGAAATCCTACTTGTTTAAGACGAGGCTTACGTGGTCCTCTAAACCTACGCTCTCTGCCTTTGCCTAATATGTCTTTTATCTTCATTGTTTATCCCCAAAAGGTCTCTCGCCAGTTAAATGAGGCTTTGCAAACCATAACTTAAACCATTCATCTGTGCCTGGCTGTATATTATGTTTCTTTTGAAGTTTAGATTTTTCTGTACCAGTATAAGATATGTTCTCTTGCTGAGTTTCTTCTGGTAGATATGGTTTATATATACCTGATAGTACTTTTAATCTGTTTAACTGTTGCTCTAAAGTCATTTTGTTTTAGCCTTGACACTGTTTATACCACGTTTAAACTTCCTAGGATCTTTAGACCTAATGCTATTAACTAATCTCTTAGTTAAGTCATTTGCAGTCTCATCATCAAACTCACGGGTGATAAATTCCATAAGATTTATCGCTCCGGATATGATATGTTCACCTTTTTGCTCTACTAATCGCTTATTATCTCTCTCATAAGAGATAGAATTAAGTTCTTCAAAGAGACTTTTTCGAGGTTTATCCATGATATTTCTCCGTTCTAACTGTATTTATCAGTTTTCATCAAAAGGAGAACGTGTCTTGGTCTTTAACATTGCTCTCAGGTTCATTGCAACATCAGTTTTTTCTTCTGTGTTAGTTTCTGGTGCTTTTACAGTGGTTTTTTGACGTAATGTATCAACAACATTCAATGTAGACGATAATTTGTCTCCATCATCAAATCCTTCAACATCATCAGATATTTTAAGACTATCTCTATCAAATACTAGATTAATCTTACTACCTACACCACTTGATGAACGTGTTTTCAATAACTGTAATTGATATTGTCCACGTTCTCTCATTGCTTGACTTGTAAAGATACCAATAACATTATCCGCAGTTTGAATTTTAGAGATACCACCTGCGATATGTGAATGGTCAAATTCGATTTCTTCAACTGCACTTCTGTTTAACTGTGATGCAGTTACCATAACTGTTTCAGTTTCCATTGCAAAGTTACGAATTTCTTCTGTTACATATTTGTCTTTAATAAACAAGTCACTTGCTGATACTTTCTTTGTTGCTGGCATCAACAAGTCAAGATAATCTACACACATACAATCTATTCGCTTACCAGTTTGTATTTGTAGTTCTTTGATATAAGAACGCAAGTCATTAATAGTTGAACCAGAAGGAAGATACTTAACACGCAACATGCCAGACTTCTTACCTTTAGTTTTAACTGCTAGTTCTACATCATCTAATTCTTTAAAAATTCTTTTTGTACTTCTATCAGTAAGCATTGCATCCATACGCATACTTGATAGTTCTTCTGAAAGTTCAAGTGTGAAATACACACAATTTAATCCTGCTTCTGCCCAATTCAAACTCATGTTTTGCATGAACAAAGATTTACCTGCACCTGATCCACCACAGAAAATAGAAATCTCACCACGATTGATACCACCATATAGTTTATCATCTAATGATTTCCAACCAGTTGTGATTTGTCCGTTATTATCTTTTAGTTTTTCAAGTCTTGCTCTAGGATCTGCAAAGTAATCTGTACCTAATGAACGTGCAAGTCCAGTTTGTACTGCTTCTTTAATTCTAAGTTCTACTTCACCATACTTGCCTGTTTCAAGCAAATCTGCACTATCAATAATTGCTTTTTCGATTGCTTTATGTCTACAGAAAGTTTCAAACTCATCAATAAACCAATCTATGTGTTGATTTATATCATCTAATTTTTCTATGTCTTGTCCAGTTTGTGCTTTAATAATTTCAGGAGTTGGAATACTAGCGTATTCTTCACTGTGATTTACTAAAACTTCAACTACTTTTCTTAAATTTCTATCAAAGTACTTAGGTTCTACAATCGCTCTTACCCTTGAATAAAGTTCAGGATCAGTTATCATAAACTGTACAAATAATTTTTGTAAATCTAAACTATAATCTTTTACTTCTTCTGCCATACTTCTATTCTACTCTGTTCAACGATGATTGTCAAATGATTTATTCGTGTTCTCCGCCAGGGTCATGTGGATCCAATGGAACCTTATACGGATTTCCATTTGCATCATAATATATTGTATATAATCTTTGTCTTCCGTGTGAATGATAAGACCCAAACAACCAGGGTTTATGTTCTGCTATTTTGAATGTGCCAACAGTAATAGCAACTGCACCGATTATCAATACATGTGCTAACGCACTGATACTGAAAATCATAACACTATCTGCTATAGCAACTGCAAACACACCCGACCAAATAAATGCTAGTACTTGCATTATCATATGTCTAACATTTAAATCTGGTATGTTACTTAATGGATTCTTTTCATGATCCATTACACTATTCCAACAATCTACAATAAACTTTTTCATTTTCTTTTTAAAATTATATCTCTATGATATTCCTGTTGACCATCTATTACTATACTCTTGTATGGTTTACCTACAATATAAATTTCTAAATCTTTTTGTTCAAACCAACCACCTGTTTCTAAATAATTATCATGATATGAATAAGCCATTGGTGCAAATAAAAATCCATCTTCTGTGAGACTATCTGCTAAATTTTTCGATGCTCCTGCATCTATATGGTCTAGTGTGAATACACCTGTACCTACGATATATTTGTATTGTGTAGGAAGAGGGCCATCGTAAATATTATGTAATGTTTTACTTCTATAGCTTTCTGTAATAAATCTATCTAACATTTTTTGATTCATATCATATGCATCAATAATATAAGGACCTTTACCATAGTGAGCGTTTTGTTCTAATTCATATCCTATCTCACCATTGCCTGCACCCAAATCTGCAATTGGATCTGCTTCATCAACTGTATTCATAATCCATTCTGATGCATTTTTATGACAACGCCATTCGCTACCATTGATTATTTCTTCATGATAGTTATCCCAATTATCATACAACTCGCTATTAGTTTTTCCAAAATATTTTTGTACTGTCATTTATTCCTTTCTTATTGCTTTCTTTTCAAGACTAAGTTTATCTTTTAGACTCATAACATAAGCGGCTCCTGCCAATATAGCAATAGCACCTGCTTCTGCAAAGAGCATCCAAGGTTCACTGTCTTTACTGTGCAATACTATTAATCTACAAAGTGCCGTCATTGCAATGATAATAGGCAATGTGACAGGTATTCTGTTACTGATATAAAATGCTCCTACCATACCTACAATCTCTGCATAGATGAATAATAAGAATAAGTCACCTAGTTCTACACGCATATTGATTACCATTTCGTAAACATCCATGCCTGCGGCAAACATTGTTAATGCACCAATAACCGCAAGTAATAACTTCTCACTATAAAAAGTTGTCCAATGTAAACTTTTATCTAATCTTTTTCTTGACATTAATGTACCTTCGCTTTAAACAAACTGCTAACACTTTCTTCATTGTTAACTCGTCTGATTGCTT